AATAGTTTAGCAACCTGTCTTGGAGCATCAATGTTAATATCCATTCCTGTTTCTTTTTTAATTTCAAATAGAATCTGTTCTTCTTTTGCAACTAATTGTTTCTTTAACATGAATGCACGTTCACGATCTACTCGAACACCTTTAAGTCTCATATCAAGAAGACATGGAAATATATCTGTCTCTAAATTAAATATATGTTCTATATCTTGATGAACTATTTCTCTTTTAAAAACTTGCCAAAGAGCTAAAGTAAGTTCAGCATCTTTTTCAGCATAAGCTCCAACTTGAAAAGGAGGAAGTTTCCAAAGATCTGCTTTAGGATCTAATCCTCTTGACTTGGCAGCTTCATTTAAAGCTTTCTCACTTTTACCATAACCAAGATAATCCCAAGACAAATCATTTAAATTATATTTAAATCTATTTTCATCTATTAAAGAGGCAGCAATCATAGTATCTACGATTAAACCATTGATTTTAATACCTAATTTCTTTATCCAAGCCACGTCATACATAGCATTATGGAACACTTTTATAGCATCTGATGCCATAGTATCAGCAAACCAATTTAAAACTTTTTTTCTATCCATGTTGACACCTGATCCATGACCAAATGGAAAATAAAATGCTTTACCTGGTATAGCTACAGCTATACCTACAACATCTCCATTACCTGTTATAAATCCAGGTGCTCCATTTTTAAGACCAGGATCTCTTGTTTCCAAATCTATTGCTATCTCATCATAAGATCTTAAATCTGGAAAACTTTCTGGTTCAACCCATTCTGTTTGTGCTTCAAATATTGGTACTTTCATATTGAATAATCCCTTTCTATTACCATTTCTAAATAATGAATAGCTTTTAATATATCTTCTTTTTTACCTTTCAATTTATGTCTACATATATACTTGATTGCATTACCTTCTGCAAATGGTAAATTATTTTCATTTATAAATTTAGAAGGTTGTATTTTCATTAGTTTGTAATGAGCTCCTCCCACCTGTTTAAAAAACGTCTTATTTGTCATAGTTGATAACCATACCTTTCTTTTTTTGATTTAAGGATATATAGATTCTCCATTGACCTAGTAGAACCTACATACCATACCCTGTTTTCCTCATCTTGTTTATCTACATTGATTGCAACAGATTTTCTTATTTTATCTGCATTGTCTAATACTAAGACAACATTTTTACACTCACCACCTTTTGCTGCATGTATTGTAGATACTTCAATTCTTGGATCTTCACTTAATTTTTCATTATTAGATAACATAGTTCTAATATAAAGTTCTTTATGTTCATCTAAATTTGTAAATGCTTCATACCAAGGAGTTCCTTTAACATAACCTAAATCTTCTATTAAAATTTCTGTTTTATTTTTAAATTTACTTTCATCATATACTTCACTTAAATATTCATAAATATCTTTACAATCTATTATGTTTATTGATTTACCAAGTGTAAGATCAGTCCATTTCAATATAGATTTATACAATGTATTATCAAAACTTTTACCATATTGATTTTTAAAATATAAACTACGTTCTTTTAAAAAATTAGAAATTTCTAAAGATCTATATATTGTACGAGTTAAAATAAGCCATTTATCATTAAATAAATTAATATTATCAAGGTTAAATAGATGTTCTACTTTTCCATGTATTATGTTACCGTTATTATCTTTTTTTGCATAATATTTCTTTTCTTTCCGTTGTCCCTGAATCCTGCTTAATATTACATTAGAAATATCTAATACAGCCTGGGGAATACGTCTTGATTGCTGTAATACTTCTTCAATAGCCGGTTCATTAATAAATCTATTTACATCAGCTCCTGCCCAAGCAAATATGGCTTGATCATCATCACCTGCAAGAAATACATCTTTAGAATGAGCTTTTAATATATCAAACATTTGCCATTGAATAGGAGATAGATCTTGAGCTTCATCAATAAATATAACTTCAAAATCTGGGCATACTTCTGGTTTTGATATAAATTTAACAATCATATCTGTATAATCATCTAAATTAGCTTGTTTTTTAAAATTTATAAAATTAGCATATATGTGATTAAGAATATCTAAATCTATATCTCTACTCCATTCATTAGTATTAAATTCATCTTCAATAGAAATATTCTTTATTCTAGCTTTACTAATCAATTTAAAATATTCATTATCACAATTTAAATAACAACCTTCCTTATCTTCTGAATATGCATTAATCCTAATACTTAACTCTTTACCTATTTGTTCATAATGAACTGGTTGCATAACATTTTCTTCTCTCATACCTAATCTATGAAATGCTAATGAATGTAAAGTTTGAAAAAACTTAACATCTGATCTTGTATATTCTGAATGCATCTTTAAAAATCTATCTCTAGCTTCATTGGCAGCTTTTCTAGTAAAAGCAAAATAACCAATTTTATTTAAAGGTACATTATTTTTTAAATATCTATTAACTTCATTTAATAAATACTCTGTCTTACCTGTTCCTGGAGGACCTAATACTTTTTTAATCATTAGAATATATCTTCTTTGCTCTTCATAGGTAGTACTTCTACTTCAGAAGATTCTTTTTTAAATTTTTGTATTGGAACCTCTATTACTTCTACTCCATAAGAAATTTTCTCATTATCCTTCTTAGGAAATCTTTTTTGAATGCCAAATTCTGCTTTAAATAAATCTTTTAATTTTTCTCCTGTATGTCCTTTAGTTTCTTTCCATTCTTTATTTTTTAAAAAATTATAAAAACTAGAAAATCTAAAATAAGCATGGTCTTTTTCTATTAATACAGCTCCAGTTTTAAATGAAGCATGTGATTTAGCTTGTGGTCCATTAATATATTCTCTTAAATATTCTTCTAATTGTTCATTAGGTGATGTTCCTTTAGGTGGTTGATGTATTTCAGTAGGTGGCATTAAGGAATTAACTACTTCATTAAAATCATCAGCTTTAACTATCGGAACAAATATATTAGCTGTTTTCATAATCAAAGCACGTAGTTCCTCTTGCAGCATTATTTGTTTAATATTTCTAGCTCTTACTAATGGTCTTCTACCATCTGGTAATTCTACATTAAAAGTATATTCAGGTTCTGGATACTCAATCTTTTGTAAAGAAGATAATATTGGAAATATTTTTTTCTTATCAGATCTAACTCCAAATTGTCTTTTTAAACATTCGCTCTTCATACAAAAATTAACTATAGGTTCTTGAGTACAACTATGACCTTTAGTAGAATCTTTTTTCCAAGATTTAATTTTATCTTCTACTTTCTTCTGATCCCATTCATTAATGTTATCAGCGTTTCTTGAAAAATAATCATTCGGAGCTTGTATAACTTTAGCTTCCCAATTTTCAGGATATTTCTTTTTAGCAAAAACCATATAATTATATAACCATCTATCTTTACCATCCATTAATTTATCTTTAGCCATGATCTGTAAACAAGGAGGACCATCTTTTAATTCATCTGGGCCTCCCTGTATAACAGTTTTCACATGGGTAAGCGAAAAGTCTTCTAATTGATCAGCTGTCTTTTGATTTGCTTTGACAACTTGTATAAATTCTTCAAATGTAAATGGAGTACCATCTAAATTAATAGCTACTCTTTCGTTATGATTATAATAAGGAAGATTTATAAAGTGACCATTTATATAATCACCTTTTTCATCTTTACCTAATTCTGTTTCTTTTGGATAAATTTCTGTAGTAGGTTTTAATTTTAAAGTATACAACATTGTATCTAAAAAATTTCTAACAGTTATTGCTTTTACAAATTCTTTTAAAAAAATATATAAATGTAGTCCACCACTTTTTGATTTTACTGGAATTAAAGGAAGATGATAATCTTTTATAGTGTCTAATATTTGTTTAATTGGAATTTGTTTATATGATCCTTTTTGATCATCTACATCTATTGCACCAAATTTAACCAAACCTTCATCAGTACAAGGTTGTATACCTATAGATTTTATACCTTTTAAATGATCTATATAATCTTTGTCAGTTATTTCTTTATGAGTCCATCCATATCTTTTAGGTCTCATCTTACCGGAAGCACTATCCATAACAAGTTCGCTAAGATCAGCAAACCCATAATTTCTTTTTAATCCAGTAAATATCTCTATAAAATCTTTTTCCATTTTCCCATGTGTTAATGTGGGCAATTTCTTGCCCACAGTTTAATAACTAAAAGTGGGTATCAGATCCTTTATCAGAACCGTTGGACTCACCATGCTTAACTTTAACGTCTCCTCTAGAAACGCTTTCAGCAAAAGANTTTGCTTGTTGGTATAAAGTAGCATCCTCTACAGGACCTACTTTACTAACTTCCCATCCAAACCAAGTACCTTTGTCATTTTTTTGTTGAGCAGATTTTAATTTGTACACATGACTAAAAGAAGCTGGAGTAAATAATCCATTCTTTCCTTTTAGTTTGATACCAGTCATCATACTATTCCATTTTCTACTAATTTTTAATTGAGTAGATTTCATAGTAATTAATGCAGTAGTTGGAGTATCACCGCATATAATAACAAAATGACTTGCAGTTCTTTCAATATAATTACCATTAGGTAATCTATCTTTATAAGAGCCATCTCGTTTTGTTTGAGACATAATATCACTTGCAGCATTATGAATAGCTACAGGAGCGCCTAAACCTTCTCCTCTATCTTGCCATTCAATATACTCAAGTTTATAGTGACAAGGTAATACATCAATACCTTTTTCACCATCATATAATGCACCAGTAACAGAATTATAAATCATTCCAGGTTCTGCACCTTGAACATATTTACCATCTCTCTTATTAACTTCAGGAGATAACTGTCCTAGTATTTTTAAAAATGGTAATGCTAAATCCTCATGACTTAGATTACCTAACCCTTTATCTGCNTCTGCTTCTAAGAAGTTAGCAGCTAAAGCACCTGCAGTTTTCTTTTCTGTAACTGCATGTTTATTTCCGTGGTTCATGTTTATTGTTTCTTTGTTCATTATTGTTTTCTCACTATTTTGGTTCTGTTTCCTGCGAACACGTTAAATAGGTCAGAGGGCATCTCAAGTCCAGACTCAATACGCTCTCTGACCAATGCTTTCAGAGTCATGGGTTCAACCTTTAATTTCTGGATAGGTTGATACCCACTCTCCTGCGCAAGGTTTGCATAAGCAATTGCCTTGTTATCTTCGTTGCGGCCAAAGGAAACGGTAACCTCATTTTTAATAAGATCACCTAAGCCGTTTTTACGAAGCCAGTTAAATGCATCTTCTTTCATTTCAGGTGAAATAGATGCACCGTAGACGGGTTTAACTTCTACAGCACTACCGTCTGCTAATTTCAATGTAGATATATTCATCTCTTGCATCATTGTAGGAATGANATCGCCAGATAATTTATCTGCTTGTTCTTTTAAATGTTTTAAATTTTCTTCTGCTTCAACAATTCTATCTTCTAAATTGCGAAGTTTAATTACTTGATCAGATAATGATTTTGCATCATTGACCTGTGTGAGTGCTTCTGTTTGATCAGCCTCAAAGTTTATTGTCTGCATATTAGTCCTTTCGTTATTTGTTATCTTTCTTTCTATTTTACTCATGTATATATAAATAACATTTATTTTATATATGTCAATATGTAGGATATATTAATTTTCTTCAACCTTACCTTTCTCATATAAATTAATTTCAATAGGATAATAAGTTTGTTCTTGTCTATCCCATTTTAATAAATTATATTTACCATTAGTAATATCTGAAGCAATAGAACAAGCAACACCAATAATAGCTGGGTCACCAGTTAATAATAAATAATCTTTTTCTGTGTAATTTTTTAAAAGTGTTCTTAATTTCATTATAAGTGGTCCAGGACTAAGTATTATCTGGGAAAATTCGGGCAGTAATACTGTCAGTTTTCCAAATTTAGACGCACCCATAATATTAAATTTAGGTTGTCCAGATCTAGTTCCTGGCAATTCTTGTATAACGTAAACTTTAGAATCCATATTTTCTTTATTAAACTATTGTTTTAATTGATTTTTATTTATTTTACAATACTTATTTCTTTTAAATCGTGTTCTCTATCAATGAATTTATATTCAATTTTAACCGCTTTAAAATCTTTTTTAATTTTTTCACATACTTTTTCAGGGTTAAATTCACTGCATGAATACACATCTATTTGCATTAAAGCTGGGCTAACCTCATCCCATGTATGNGCTACTACATGACTTGTTTCAATAATTGCAGCACCTGTTAACCCTCTATTACCTACCATATTACTATATTTTACATATGGACCCATCATAATCTTCATATTAATACTTNTAATAAAAAAATTTAACCAAACACGGAAATAAGACTCACTTTGGGGAGGCCTCGCAACTTCTGCCCGAATAATTAAATGTTTGTGGACTAGTAATTTATTTTCCATAAATGCGTAATATAGTTTTTTTTATATGGGAGCAAGAACTTATTTTAAATATTTTTACAAGAACGAATTATATCCGACAGCTCCTCGCATCTCTTTGGAGANTGACGATGCCATTCTGAAGTTAACATTTGATATGCCGCNGTATCATAATCTTCTGCCATTAAAGCATTAAGCATAAGTTTAAATTTAGATACTCCACCTATACCAAGTTGGAAAATCATTTCTACAATAACTCCTATAGC